TTGCTACGAATAATGCTTCAGCTACAATCTCAGTATATAATTCCGAGAGTGTAGAACTTGTGCTTTCGTTTGCCATTTTATTTGTCCTTTATTATTTATTTGTTAAGTTTATTTGAGTTGGTTTAGAATCTCGTTCTTTGCGATACTCTGCATATTTAGCACGATCTTCTGCCTTACTCATATCTAGTTCCTGAATATTAAATGGTTTTACAGTTTTACCCTCGATACTACTGGTTGATCCTGTCCCAGCTAAAGACCCTTTTCGGAAATGTGGGTTAGCATCTAAAAATTCATTAACTCGATCCTCAATCGTTAATAATTCTCCTTTAGAGTTATATCTAATGTTTTTATTATTATCAAGTATTTCTACTCTACCATCATCATTATAATTAACTTCATTCTTTAACAAAGATACTACTTGGTCAGGTGCAATAGCATTATTCTTAGAAGCTAAAGATAATATAGAGTTATCTACATTTATTGTTTTAACTTTAGATTTCCATTGTGCTAATTCCTTATCTTTATCAGCTATTCTAGCTTTCATAAGATTTTCTAAGTCTGCTTTTGTTTTAGCTTCTTGCACTTGTTTTTCTTTAATTATTTCTTCTTCTTTTTTTTTAGTCTCATCAAGTTGTCTTTGATGTTTAGATTTTTCAGCTTCTAGTCTTTGCTTTACAATTCTATCAACATCTTCTTGATTAAAACTTGGTGTTGGTTTTTCGTCAGTTTGAGTTTGTTTAACTTCAGCTTCCTGAACATCATTTTGCGGTTGATTAACCTTGTTGTCTTCTGACATTGTTTCTCCTATTTGTTTATATTATTAGTTCGCCTTTTTTGTCATACCAATCAGGATTGACATAACTAAATTGATGTCTGCAATTATATCCACCTCTAACTACAAGCGGATTGCCTGATTTCTTTCCTGACCACGATCTAGTAGTCCATAATCGCTTGACTTCATCAATTGTAAAAAGTCCACCACTTCTTTTGTTATATACACCATTTACTAAATTTCTGCAAAAATCTCTAGTAGTTGGAATAACATCTCCATAGTATTTAACAAAAGTAAGACCAGCATCATTAGCTTTATTAAAATTAAGGGTTGCATCAAAATCTCTAAGTGAGTCGTTTAATATCTGACCAGCATATCTTTTCATGTTTTCACCAGCCCTATCTCTTGCAAATTTAGTTTGTAATGTTTGTATTGCATTATCAACTTGTGATTGTCTTGATTTAACATATTTATTTCTATTTATATAATCTACTAATCTATTTGCTTCTTCATCATCTGAACTTGCATAAATACCATTTATTGTTTGTCTTAGTTCTTTTTCTAATTCTGCAAAATCATTTCCAACTAAAGTATTCTGATAAACCTTTTCTGATAGTCGTCTTGTAAATGTGTTTGATACATCTTTGAACTGAGTAAAGTATTGTTGTTTTAAATTTTGTACTAAAGCTAAATCACCTTTTGTAAGTTCTTGGAACTCTACAGGAATATTACCAATTCTTTTAAAAGCTTTTTCTATTCTCTTTGCTTGTTTGTTAAAACCCTCTCTAACAATTGTATCTGACCAACCAAGATATTCTCTATCAACAATAGCTTTTATTTTAGGTCTTATAGCAACAGCCGCTTGAAGTTCTATAAGTTTTCCATCTGTTTGGGGTAAATCTCTATTGGCTAATGATACTACTTCTCGTTCTATTCTACCTAATGTTGCAACAAGAGTTTTATAATATTTTGCTTCTGCTATCTCGATTTGTTTGATTCGATATTCTGTTGATTTTTGTACTATATCTGCCATAATTTGTTCTATATCTGTTCTATATATCTGTCCAAAAGTCTAGTGTTTATTGGATAATATATTATTTGACCTTTATATCAAATTTTTATACATTTTATACATTAAACAAACAAGGGAGAGAAAATGAAAACTACTACTTTTATAATGAAGAATGGTAAAAAAATATTTTATCAAGATGATAAAGGAGATGCCATTCGTACATTTAGAAATACATCAGGATATAAAGATGAAGATGTAAAATCTATTAAAACAGAGGGTAATGAAATATCTTGTTTTAATTGTACTACAAAAGCAAAAATTGCTTTTGAGTCACATGATGTAGTTAATAAAAATGCTTTGTCTATGATTTTGACAGGCAGAGGTTTAAGATAAAATTAAAAAATAAATTAACTTAAATTAAGGCGATCAGAAATGGTCGCCTTTTTTATATCTGTTCTTCTTCTACTTCTTGATCTTCTTGTGCTGGTTCGTCTTGTGTAAATTCGCCAACTTCTGATTTTTGATCTATCTCGTCAAATATCTCATTTAATTTTTCATCATCATCTACAACTGCTCTTGCAATTTCTTTATCTATTTCTTTGTTAAATGTAGGTGAACCAATAGACATAGCTTTTGCTTGTTGATAGTAAATTAAATCAGTTGCATAATCTCTAATGTTAAATGAGTCAGGGTAATTTATCTCACCATCAAATGTAGCATTTTGGAACATAGCATAACATCTAAATAATTGTTCTTCTGCTATTTGTAAATTATCTGCTTTTTCAGATAGTCTAGCATTAAGTAATTCAAATTCTGTCTGTAAAGCAATTCCTGATGATACAGCTTGTTTAGTTGTTCTTACTGCGCCTGTGTGTGCAATTCTATTTATAGCTTCTACTTTGTGGTTTATAGATTCCATTAATCCTGATAAATTTTGACCTGATGGTTGTAGTAAATATGGTTTTAAATTTGAGTCCATTTCGTCAGGCATTTCAATAACTGCACCAGCACCAGCACTTGCATTAACACTTGGAGTTTTAACTAATGATGGATGGTTTGTTAATCTTATTAATTGTTCTATTTCAGATAATTCATTGTAAATACTTTTTTGTAAGTCAGCTATATCAGTAAGGTCTGATTGACCAATTCCTCTCTTGTGCGATTTGGAATTGTATAAAATAACTGCTGGTATTTTGCCAATCAGATTATCGGCAGTATCTATTATAGTTGGGTCTGACCTATCATCTTTTGAATAAATTGTTTCTATTCGATCAGGAAACCACAATCTAAAATATGTACCACCATCTTTATCAACTTCTTCTCTTACTTTAAGATAGTCTAAATAATATTTTCCATTTACTTCTCTTTTAAAATTCCAATCTAAAACATTCTCAGGTGTTACGATTGAAATATATGGTCTTATTTCTTGGTTTAGTTCGTCTGCTCTTGTTCTTGTTTGTATGCTTGGTTTATCTAAAATCATAAATACATGACCATAGATAGCTGAATAGTTTTGTGCCTGTTTCATAACAGAGTTAAAACTGTTTCCCTCTAAGTCTGCATCTTTTAAGAATGATTCTAAACTAGGCTCATCTGCCATAGAACCAAAATCTCTACTAGCTTTTACTCTAAATAAAAAAGATGAATATATTTGAATAATGTTTTTACAATGGTTATCGCAAGGTGTGTTACCTAGTCTTTGATTGTACTCGTTATCTAATTCTAAATTATATCTGTTTAGATATTGACCTATTGTGTAATCGTAACCACCATTATATGACCTAATAAAATATTCCCAAAGATTTACAGTTTCTTTATAATCTTTATGGGTATCGTAAGCATCATCTCTAGTATAAGCCATATTATTTAATGTTCCATCTTGTTGGTTGTGAACTTGGCATTTGTGTTACTAAAGGTTTAATATAATCAATCATATATCCAAGAGCATCATTCATATGGTCAAATCCATCTTCTTTATTAGGAATATTTGTATCTTCCTTGTATGTTTGTCTTTGTAATCCTTTTATAAGATATTTGCAAGAATTGGAAACAAAAATATGCCTATTACCTTTTGAATCTTTTAGTTTAGAATTTACAGCATTGATTCTATCTCGAACTGCTGGGTGTTTATGTTTTACCTTAACTGTAAATCCACCATTTTGAAGTATAGATAAATCTGTTCTACCACCAGCAGATGTTTTTCTTTGTCTTGATGCTGGGTCAGGATAGATAAATATTGGTAATTGTGTTCCATATCTATCTTTTATTTCTTGCACCATTTCATCTGTATTACTTGAATAAATTACTATTTCATCAACTAAATATATCTTTTCTTTGTCTATTTGTGCAACACAACATGACATTGGGTCTATGTTAAAGTCCATTCCAATATGTAAAGGTTTCTTCCAATCTAATTTTTTATTAACAACAGACTCAACAGGGTGAAAATTATAATAGATAGCACCAGCATAATTTTCAAATGTACCCTCAAACTCTTGTCTAAATGTCCTTTGATCTAAGTCTTGTT